GGCCTTCAATGGTCGCAAATCCTATGCCGATGCCAACGGTCATGCCGCAACCGCGCCCACAAATGCAGGGCGCACCGCGTCCGCCGATGGGTGTGCCTGACTTTGTAAAAGCCATGCCGCAAGCAAAACTGGTCACACCGTCGCAAACCCCAGCCGCCCCGCAGGGCGGTCTGCTTGGCAATTTGCTGGCAGATGATCTGGGAAGCGCAAAAGGCAGAGGGATTATGTCAGCCGCAGCTTCACTGCTTGAGTCTGGTGGTGCAGTTAAAGGCATGCCAGCCCCAACATTAGGTCAGGCACTTGGCAGAGCATATAACGCAGGCATGGGTTCATTTGATGCGCAAAAGGCGGCAGAGGACGCAAAGGCAAGCCAAGCTATCACTGACAGATACAAGCAGGCTCAAGCGGCTCAAATGGAGGCGTCTGCGTCACGCCCAATCTTGCAAAATTTAGGCAACGGTGCCTTCACTCGCGTTATTGATCCTGTGACTGGCGAAAGCAAAATCATCGAAAACACGGACGTTAAAAATTATCTGGAAGAACAAGCCATCAAGCGGCAAACCAAAAACATCAATTTGTCTGACAAACAGATCGAAGCGCAAACGGAGGAGTTGGACAATATTGCCTCTAACAACGATTTGATCTCTCAGACTGATAATTTTTTAGACATGATCGCGGACGGAGAGTTGGAGTTCGGTTTAATTGACTCTGTTGGAGACAGCCTGACCCTAGCAACAGGTATCGGCGACACTCAAGAGGCGATGAACTCTCAATCATTCGACCGGTATATCAATAGACTTCGCAATGAATTGTTGAGAATGGCAAGAGGTGTTCAGACCGATGCCGATGCTGAAAGGGTCATTAAAGAGTTGGTCACCGGTGTTGAGTCTAGAAACACTGAGGCGGTTCAAAATGCGCTGACCGAACTAAGAGATGTGCAGGCAAAAACTGTAAAGAGACTGAAAGCAAAAGTTCAAAACCGGCGCAAAGCAAAGAATTTAGGCGAGTATGATTTTGGCAATGGGACTTCAGCAGACGGCGTTGGTTACTCTGTTGTGGAGGATGATGACTAATGGCAACCACTCTCAATATCGGCGGCAAAAAGGTCAAAGTTGACGACAGCTTTAATGATTTAGATCCGGCAGGCCAGCAAAAGGTCATCAGGCGAATTGAGCGAGATCTTGGTGTGTCATCGAGAAACCCAGCCAAAAAAGAGCAAAAAGGCACCACACTGAAAGACGTTGGACGGTTCGCTTTAGGGCAGGGCTTGGCATTGGGCTTTGGTGATGAGATCGAAGCTGGTGTGAAGTCAGCATTCACTGATGAGTCTTACGGTGACGCCGTCAACCGCATTCGTGGCGAGATGGACGACTATCGCAAAGACAACGCTGGCATGGCACTGGCGATGGAGCTTGGCGGTGGGTTGCTCACTGGCGGAGTTGGTGCAGGCCGGGCAGCGGCTGGTGCAGCCGCAAGAGGAGCGATGGGAGCCATCAAGTCAGGTGCTTTAACTGGCGCTGGCATCGGCGGCGTTGCTGGTTTTGGATCAGGTCGGGACACGCTGGAAAACAGACTCACAAACGCCGCTATAGGCGCAGGGGCAGGCGGTGTGCTTGGCGCTGCGCTACCAGCCGCAGGCGGAGCGATCAAAAGCGGTGTGAACCGTCTGAGAGCCGCTACGGACACATTGAGCGATGCCGGAGTGCAACGCACTGCTGATCTCAAGATGCTGCAAAAACTTCAACAGGAAGGCATGTCACCAACGCAGGCTTTGGCTCGTTTGAAGCAGGCACAGCGTGATGGCGTCAGCGACACCATGATTGCTGATGTGGGTGGCGAGAGCGTGAGAGGCTTGGCGCAGGGCGCAACCGCCGTTTCAGGCAAGGCGAGAACGCTGGCAGAAGAAGCGCTCGACACACGTCAGGCAAAGTCAGGCTTTGAGATCGCTGACGATGTTATGGGCAACCTTGCATCGGGCAAATCTGCAACGCAGGCAACTGAGGAGATCATTAAACGTCAGTCAGATAATGCGGCTGGTGATTATCGCAGAGCCTTTATTGGAGAGGCCAATGCGCCAAAAATGGTCAAAGCTGATTTTAGCGACATTATTAAATCGGCGGGGTTTAAGAGAGCATACGCCGAAGCCCGGAAGCTGGCTTCATACGATGATGTTCCTATGCCAAACTTTGATGGGTTGGCATTGCGGTTAAAAGATGGCAAATCGTCTGGCCTAAACTTTCAGCAAGCACACTATATCAAGATGGGCATGGACGCGGCTATCGACACAGGCAAGCGGCGTGGCTCTCTGTCAAATGTGGAGCAGGGCAAACTGACAGGGATGCGTCAGAGTTTTAAAGACCGCCTGTTTGATGAAAACCTTGCTTATAAAGAGGCAAACGATCGTTTCGCTGGAGATGCGGCACTTCGGGATGCCATCGATGTCGGCAAGAGCATTTTCAAAGGCACAGCCGACGATCTAAAGCCATTAGTCAAAAACATGAGCGAGTCAGAGCGTGAGGCCTTCCGCATCGGTGTGGCACAGGCAATACGCGACAGGGTTTCAAACCAGCGCGATCTTGCAAACAGCGCACAGGACTTGTTTGGCAAAGACAGGTTCAGAGGCCTGCTTCGTGAGGCCTTCCCGGATGCCAAGTCATTTGCTGACTTTGAAAAGCGCATGACCAGCCGCATCAATCAGGAAGTCACTCGCAGCCGCACAAAGCCATCCGGCGGATCAAAGACTGCATTTGCGCAAGAAGACGCAAAAGATGTGGTGCGTGATGCGGAACTGTTCACAAACTTGCTTTCAGGCAATGTCGGCGCTGTTGGGCGCGATGTTGTAACTCGCGGAGGTGGGCTGGGTGCGAAGGTCGGCACCAATGTGGCTCGCGATCTGTTCGACACAAATTTAGGAAATCAACGTGAAACTTTGCGCAGGCTAAGCCAACTGCGTAGAGGCGAAGCACAACGCCTCAAACAAAGCGCACAGAGAGCCGCCAGAGTTGGTGGTCGTGTTGGTGCAGTTTCTGGCCTTTTAACTGATTAAACTGGAGCATATAAAATGACCATCAGCACTCTTAACGCAATGTCAGCCACCGCATCGTCAAATGTTGATGTGACAGGTGTGGAGCTACGCGAGAACCAAATGAACCCCTCTGACGTTAATAACGCTATCAGGGGACTCATGACTATCCTTAAAAACGTAGAGACCGGGACTGACGGCGTCACAACTCTAAAAATCGGCAATTGGAAAATGACCGAAGATGGGTCAAACAATCTGGTCGTAAGTTATAACGGCACCAATGTCGTCAAGATTGCATCAGATGGACACATCACATCTGTTGATGATGTCACAGCATTCGGCACAATATAAGAGGTCACAAAAATGGCGATAGCGGCATCAGGCGCAGTCAGCTTTTCGGATTTGCGCACCGAATACAGCGCGACAGGGGCTGTCAGCTTTTCAGACTTTTATCGTGGTGCGGCGTCAGGTTTCGTCAGAGCGTTGGCAGCCAACAACACAGCCACAAATCTGTCGGCTGGCGTGCCAGCATCCGGCACCATCAATTTCACCAACTTTCGCTCACAGGCCAGAGGCTTTCGCTTCACCTTTACAGGCGGCGCGACAAACCAGAGCGGGTCTGGATTGTTTGGGACTGATTGGGGCGTTAATTACCCAAAAGACATCATCATCAATTCTGGCGTGACCATTGGCGGCACAAGCGCATCCGAAGAAGCTCTTGAAATTTCGACTGGTGGTCTTGGCACCATCACAATCACCAACAATGGCACTCTGATCGGGGCTGGTGGAGCCGCAAACGGCGGCACTGGCGGCGATGCTTTTGAGGCCTTTGTCGCATGCACACTTGTCAACAACGGCTCGATTTTGGCAGGCGGCGGCGGTGGTGCGAAGGGCGGCAACGGTGGCACTGGCGGCGGGGGTAGCTATACCACTACAGGAGGAAACACATACATTACATTCGCTCAGAGTGGCAGTCCCTGCACCCAAAATATGTTCAGCGGATACAATAATTACGTTAATAAGTATGTCACTCAAACCTCCTGTTGTATGGGTGAGGGATACACTTGCAAACTCTATGGACAGCCTCAAAACACTGTAAACACCTCTGGCGGAGCCGGTGGTGCTGGCGGCAACGGTGGGGTCGGAGCCGGATATAACCAAAACGTCTCAAACGGTTCTGGCGGTGCGGGTGGAGCTAACGGCGGCACCAATGCTGGCGCAGGTGGCACAGGCGGCACAGGTGGCAATGGTGGCGGCTATGGCACGAATGGGTCTGCTGGCACCAACGGTGCCAATGGCGCAAACGGAAACCGCACAGGTGGCGCTGGTGGCGGGGCGGCTGGCTCTGCTGGGACAGCGGGTGCGGCAGTCAGAGGCACATCTTTTGCCACAGTCACAAATAATGGCACAATCACAGGCGGTCAAGTTTGAGCCGGATTTATGACGCTGACGAATATCGCAAGATGTTTGACGGTCAATATGTTCATTATATTTGGGACTCATATCGCAAACTCCAAAAAATCATCCCAAAAGGCACAAAGTCTATTTTGAGCATCGGATGTGGGACTGGTGATGTCGAGGCTCTGATGCCTTTTGATTTTTGCCTTTATGACCCTTTTTCGCCTTTTGAAAAATACAGAGTCAAACCATCAGGTCAATATGACATCGCCATCGCTCATGGGGCTGTGATGTCTGCCGCACGACCAGGAGAAAAACGACCAATGGTCGAGCTTGCCTTGAGCCACGCTCCAGTTTTTTTTGTTCACACTGGATATCAGAAAAACACGCATTCTGATGCCTGCATAAGCTATTTTGCATGGGAAGAAAAAGATGTCTTTTCTGAATACCAGTGGCGATGGGTTAGCAAGAGCTTCATAAAGGTTAGTCATGGAATCTGAGAAAAGATTGGAAATTTGTAAACGATGCGAGTGGTTCCGAAAGGTTATCTCTCAATGCAAAAAATGCGGCTGTATTATGCCCCTAAAAGTCAAAATCAAATCGTCAACTTGCCCACTAAAAAAATGGTGAAAACATGAACTATACTATAGAAAAAATTGAAAACGGCGTTGCTACATTCAAATATGAAGATGGCTCCCATGCTGAGGTGCCTCTTGAGGCAGATATGCAAGCGGCGGACGTTGATAACCTCGCTTTTATCTATGCGCCCAAATCAGGACAAGCCCCAGCCTCAGTTGAGGTTGGTCAGGTTCGGGCTGCGGTGGCAAAGCCAGAGCCAGAGTTTGTTGACACACCAGCTCTCGCGCCTGACGTTTCGGCTGGCATTCCACAATACATTTTAGATCGGATTGCTGCCTACGGCGGCATCGACAGTCAGATTGAATACATCACAGAAAACGGCCTAGAGGCATGGCAAACCCATGTCGCTGAGATCAAGTCTCAATATCCAGCACCGACAGAGTGATGATTTATGGAGCCAATCACCACAGCCATCGCCGCAGTGACTGCGGCGTCAAACGCTATTGGCTTTATAAAATCACGCATTAACGATGTGCAATCAGTCGCTGAAATCGGCGATCAGATCTCGACGCTTTTCACAGCGCAAAAGAAACTCAACGAAGAACGCAACAAGCAGGCAGGGGTGGGTGACATCAGCATCCGATCCAGCATCGATGTTGTGCTTGAGTCGAAGCGTCTCAATGAAGAAATGCAACAGATCGCCACAATGATCAACATGCGGTGGCCTAAAGCAGCCAATCAAAAATCAACATGGCAGGAAATTCTTGACCATCATAATCAGGCATTGCGTGACCAAAAAGAGGCGCAGCGCAAAGCCAAAATTGAAGCGACCCGAAAACAGCACGAGATCGAGCAGGC